TTGGTACACGAATCGTAACGGCTTCGCAGGCGTGGCGGCGTGGCTGGCCGCCCGTGACGTATCGGCCTTCAACCCCTCCGCGCCGCCGCCCATGACTGAAGCCAAGGCCATCATGGTCGAGGCGGGGATGAGTACTGCCGAATCGGTGCTGGTCGAGATGATGCGTGAGCGTCGCGGCCCGTTCGCCCAGGGCGTGATCGGCTCGCCGTTCCACGTTGTCTGCGACCGGGTGCAGGGGTCAGGCGCAGCGCCGCCGGGCGTCAAGATTGTCCAGGGCGCCTTGTTCCATGCCTTCCGCGAGGCCGGTTGGCTCGATATGGGCTTGATACACTCGCGTGATTTCAACTCTAAAAAGCATATTTTCGTGGCGCCTGAACTGGTCAGCATGACCCGGTCGGAGATGCGCCGGACGGTCGCGTGAAAAAGCCTTTTTATAGGTTCAACAGCAGCGCCAGCAGCGCCGCGAATAGGGCCGCTAAGAGCATGGCCGCCCCCAGGCGTCGGCCAGGGCCGTGAAGGTGACGCCCGGCCCAGCGGGTGGGGCGAACAGGCCCGGCCCCCGCCGTATGCGCCCCCAGGCGTCGCGTCGGTTGAGGTTGACTAGGTCGCCCCGCTTGACCGCGCCGTACACCTGATCCCGAGTCCAGCCGTCGGCCAACAGTTCCCGCATGGTCTTAGGGTCGGTCAGGCGCATATCTTTTCCGCATACGCCAGGGCGTCGGCCTCATTGGTGTAGATTCTGGCGGACGGCAGGGTCTCGCCCGTGTCGTCGTCGCGCAGCGTGACGCGCCAGCGACCGTCGGCCATCTGGCTAACTTCCGCGCTAATCCCATAGTCGGCATTCTGGATGATCATGCCTCGACCTCCATGCTATCCTCGCCCTGCGGTACGCTTAGGCGGTCGCTGAGGCCCTCGTAGAACCCGGCCAGGTTGTCGTCGCCGTAGGGCGCCGCATGGTTCTTAAACAGGCGCCGGGTCGAGTTGAGCGCATAATACTGCGCGACATAGGCCGCCGTGCTAAGTGTGGCGCCGTGCTCTGGGTACAGGCGCCGCTCCGCGCCTCTGCTTTTTATGATCTTATGCTTGCCTGTAATTTTCAACAGTTCGCCCATAATGTCGCGGTCGTCGCGCGCCGTGTAGCGGGCGCGGCCTAGTGTGATGGTCTTCATGGTTTCATCCAATAAATGTAAAGGGCAAAGGGCGTGGCGATACAGGCAACAAACAGCAGGGCGCCAAGTAGGTCGGATAATATTTTCATTTGTTGATCCATGCGTGAGTGTCGGCGTCGTCATACGCGACTAGCATGGCGTCGGCCAGTAAGTCGCGAGTTATAGAGTCGTCTTCCGCGACCGATTCGCGCCAACCATTATTTGGGTCTAGTGAGTCGGCAAAGTCTAGCAATTGGGCGAGGCTGCATTTTTTGAGCATATCGGGTAGTGTGGTCATAATGCGCCCCTTAAAAACTTGAAGCGTAGACAATCAGGCCCGCCGACGTGAGGCCGACTACTGTCGTAAGGTTTTCTAGGTATTCCATAGCAACGGGGATAGCGTCTTCCTTTTCTTCGTCGCTCAAGTCAACGCCGTGGCCTTCGAGCACTTCTAACGGCGTCAGTTCTGCATAATCGCAGCACAGGCCGATAACGTCTAGTTCGTAATCTGGTTGCACGTCTTCCAAATAGTCGAACAGCAGGCTGAGCGCCTCATAACTGAATTGGTCTTGACGCCCGGCGGCGCGGAAGGCGTCGCGGAACTGGCTGGCGTTGCTAATGGTCTGTTTCATGGTGTACCTTACTGTTATCGGGGCAATTCCCGCCACTGCCCACATTTACATGGGCAGTAACTGGCACTGTTTAAACGCTTTGCATCTCTCCGTGGTCTGGGCAGTGAGGCGCGCCCATATCGGTGAGCCACTTGCCAGCTACGCGCACGGTATAACCACACTCGCGGCATACACACTTGAGCATACGGGTTGATTGTTTTTTCTGCGCGTTTGCAGGGACTAAATCAGCATGAGGATACGCGCCAAGTTGGGCGAGCACAGGCGACGCCCATGCGGTGAATTGTGGGCCTGCTACTGTCGCTGTCATCTTGCCAGTGAGGCCGATAGCAAGGGCAGTGCGTTTAAACGCTTTGCCATGCCCGTCATTCGGATGTGAGGCGTGGATCATCTCATGCGCCAAGATGTCAAGCACTCGGACGCTGTCGCTGATTGTGGGCGAGATGAAAATCTCGGCATGTTTGTCAGCACTGGCACGGGCCGACCAACATTCGCCGATTCTGCGATTTTTGCTTGCCAGTGCTGATTTTGATGGAAAGCCGCATGAGGCGCGCACTTGCAAGGGTAAGTCTACGCCACACTGTTTAAACAGTGCGCGCAGTTCAATGGTAGCTTGAGAGAGCCATTGTTCGCGTGTTTGCATGGTGTACTGTCCTTTACTGTTTGCTGGCTGAGTTTGCCAGTGCTTGCAGTGTAACTGATAAAGTTACAGTGTGACAAATTATTTAACTGATCGTTTGTACAGTGCGCTATTGTGGGTCATGTGTGTCGGACTGTGGGTTGACTGTGGGTGACGACGTCGATGTGATCCGGCTCTCTGAAAATGCCCTCTTGTGTGTCATGTGTGTCATTGTTTTGTCTAGATATATGAAAATATGTATACTGTATATATACAGTGGTTTGTATAGTGCTAGGCTAGGCCCGTGCATGGTATGCATACGTTTGTGCGGAGTTGGAGCGACTGAAAACCTATGGCACACATAACCCACATGACCCACACGCTAGATTGTGGGCAGTGTGTGTCATCGTTGCCAAATGGCACACATGGCACACGTTGCCCGGCTGCTGGCTGCTGGCTGCTGGCTGCCAGACACACATGGCACACGGCTGCTGGCTGCTGGCTGCTGGCTGCCCGGCTGCTGGCTGCCCGGCTGCTGGCTGCTGGCTGCCCGGCTGCTGGCTGCTGGCTGCTGGCTGCTGGCTGCTGGCTGCTGGCTGCTGGCTGCCTGCCGGTCGCCGAGGCCGGGGTGGCAGGGCCGAGCGCCGATGGTCACGGCTACGGAGCGTTCGCAAACAATTTTTATTTTTTATGATATAAACCGCGCATGATCTCCTTTCCGCTATCAATTCGAGAGTTAAAAGCAACAGAGTCGCGCTTACAGGCCGTGTACGACGCAGCAAAGCTAGGCTTGCGTGGCGAGACACTCGCGCTTGCAGCCGGTATGCTGCCGCAAGAGTTCATGACGCTCAGTAACTTTGATCCGGTCGTGAACATGGCCGCGATGAAGGGCAAAGCCGACGGCGAACGCGAGATGGCCGAGATACTGCACAACGCAGCGCGAGGCGGCGACGCCAAAGCGGCGCTAGAGATACTGAAGCATCAACACGGCTGGGTCGCCAAGCAGGCCATCTCAGTAGAGATCGACCAACGCATATCCATAACCCAGGCGCTAGCCGAAGCCGAGCGGCGCATCATAGACATCATAGATGCAGACCACAATCTACCAGCCTGAAGACGAACAAGAACTCATGGCGCGGCTGTGGAGTCCGGCGCTGAAAGACAACCCACTGGCGTTTGTGCTGTACCTGTTTCCCTGGGGGCGCAAGGGGACGCCGCTGGAACACTTTACTGGGCCGCGCAAATGGCAGCGCGAGGTGCTGCAAGACCTTGCCGACCATATTAAGAAGAACAAGGGCGTTGTCGACTACTCGGTATTGCAAGAAGCAGTGTCCAGCGGACGGGGTATTGGCAAGTCGGCGTTGGTTAGTTGGCTAACTATATGGATGGCATCGACAAGGATTGGCTCGACGACCATTATTTCGGCGAACTCGGAGAACCAGCTACGCAGTATTACTTGGGCGGAGATAACCAAGTGGCTGGCTATGGGGTTGAACAGCCACTGGTTTGAAGTTAGTGCCACCAGAGTGGCGCCGGCTAAGTGGTTGACTGACCTGGTGGAGCAGGATTTAAAGAAGGGTACGAGGTATTGGGGTGTGGAAGGCAGGCTGTGGTCAGCGGAGAACCCTGATGCCTATGCTGGTGTGCACAATTTTGATGGTGTGCTGGTGATTTTTGACGAAGCCAGTGGTATTGATGATTCGATCTGGTCTGTCACTGGTGGATTTTTTACGGAGAACACGCCGAATCGTTTTTGGCTGGCGTTTAGCAACCCACGGCGCAACACGGGGTACTTTTACGAGACTTTTCACTCAAAGAGGGACTTTTGGGCGACTAAAGTGGTGGATGCGCGGACGGTGGAGGGGACGGACAAGGCGGTTTATGAGCGGATTATTGCGGAGTACGGCCCAGACAGCGCCCAGGCGCACGTTGAGGTGTATGGTGAGTTCCCACGGGCGGGGGATGACCAGTTTATACCGTCAGATGTGGTGGATGAGGCGATGAAAAGACCGAAATACAAAGATGGCAGCGCCCCAATCATTATCGGCGTTGACCCAGCGCGGTTTGGGGCGGATGCTACGGTAATTGCGGTGCGGCAGGGGCGGGATATTGTGTCAATCAAGAAGTATAGAGGTGATGACACCATGACAGTGGTGGGGCATATCATTGAGGCGATGGAAGAGTACAAGCCTGCGATGGTGGTGATTGATGAAGGTGGGTTGGGGGCGGGGATTGTGGATAGGTTGAAGGAGCAGCGGTACAAGATAAAGGGTGTAAACTTTGGGAACAAGTCAAAAAACCCGATAATGTATGGAAATATGAGGGCGCAGATGTGGGGGGATATGAAGGACTGGCTCAAATCTGCTAGTATTCCGCACGATAGGTTTTTGAAAACAGACCTAATTAGCCCCCTGATGAAGCCTGACTCACGGGGTACGATCTTCTTGGAGAGCAAGAAAGAGATGAAAGCACGGGGTTTAGCTAGTCCAGACGCTGCGGATGCGATCTGTGTGACGTTTGCGTTCCCTGTGGCGCATCGGGAGTACCGTGAAGCCGCGCCGCGCAGGTACTCGGATCACTCGGCAGTGTCTACTGGATGGATGGGGTCATGAAAAAAGGTGTATCTCTATCAGTTGGGCGTGGTGAGAAGCTGCCAACGTCCAAGGGCGCTGGTTTGACTGCCAAGGGTAGGGCTGTCTACAATGCAGCCACTGGCTCTAACTTAAAGGCTCCTGCGCCTAACCCTAAGACCAAGGCCGATCAGGGCCGCAAGGATTCATTTTGTGCAAGAATGTCAAATATGCCAGGGCCAATGAAGGACGAAAAAGGCAAGCCTACCCGCAAGGCAGCATCATTAACTAGATGGAAGTGCTAAACATGAAATCTACCAAACCCGGTCTCTATGCCAACATCAATGCCAAGCAAGACCGCATCAAGGCTGGCTCTGGTGAGAAGATGAACAAAGTCGGCAGCAAGGCAGCACCTAGCGCCAAGGACTTCAAAGACTCGGCCAAGACGGCTAAGAAGAAGTAATGAAACACAAGTTTGCAAACAATGGGACGTTGCCTGCAAACTTGCGGTTAAATCAGCTTCGGTATGATGTCAAGAAAAAATATGGGCTAAGTCTTGAAGAAACCACGTATTTGCGGTCACAACAATGCGAAATTTGCGGCCAAAAAGCAAGCAAAATGTGCATTGACCATAAAATACCAAAAACTTATCGAGGCGTTTTGTGCCAGCAATGCAACACTCGGCTAGGATGGTTTGAGAAACACATTGATGTTATCCTTGATTACGTTGAACGAGGCCCACAAAATGCCACTTATCAAAAACTCAAGTAAAATTGCATTTAGTAAAAATGTTGCGGCGGAAGTAAAATCGGGAAAACCGATTAAACAAAGCGTAGCCATTGCCTATGCTGTTAAGCGTGAAGCTGAAAAGTCCACCCCTAAAGGTAAGAAAAAATAATGGTTGACTACACCGGCATTAACAAGGTTGGCAAGGTTGCCGATGTTGGTGGGGGCGATGACGTAGAGTACAGCGATATGCTCTCCACCATGCGTTCGCGCATGACAATAGCGGTGGATGCATACAGTGAGAGCCGGGGTAATGAACTTGATGATCTGCGGTTTATGGCGGGTAGTCCAGACAACCAGTGGCAGTGGCCTGCTGATGTACTGGCGACTCGCGGGGCGGTGCAAGGGCAGACGATCAACGCCCGTCCCTGCCTGACTATTAACAAGCTGCCACAACACGTGCGGCAAGTCACCAACGACCAGCGGTACAACAAGCCTAGCGGCAAAGTGATACCTGCGGATGACGTTGCTGACCCTGAGATGGCAGAGATATTCAACGGTATAGTGCGGCACATTGAATACATTAGTGACGCTGACATTGCCTACGCAACTGCCTGCGAGAACCAAGTTACCTATGGTGAAGGCTACATTCGCGTACTAACTGAGTACTGCGATGAGAACAGCTTTGACCAAGAACTGAAGATTGGGCGGATTCGCAACTCATTCTCGGTCTACATGGATCCTGCTATCCAAGACCCATGCGGTGCGGATGCGCGGTGGTGCTTTGTCACTGACGATGTACCCAAGGACGAGTACGAGCGCCTGTACCCAGACGCTGCGCCTATCAGTAGTTTGCAGTCCCTTGGGATTGGCGACCAAGACCTACAGCAATGGCTGCGCGATGAGACAGTGCGGATTGCGGAGTACTTCTACCGGGAGTACAAAGCCGAGACACTCAACCTGTACCCCAACAACATCACGGCGTTCAACAACACGCCTGATGACAAGCAACTCAAGATGCTTTACGGCAAGCCGTTGAAGACTCGGATTTCGCAGCGGGAAAAGGTTTGCTGGGTCAAGAGCAACGGTTACGAAGTGCTGGAGAAGCGCGATTGGGCGGGTAAGTACATCCCCATTGTGCGAGTGGTGGGCAATGAGTTTGAAGTCAACGGACAGATTTATGTCTCTGGCTTGGTGCGAAACGCCAAGGACGCCCAGCGGATGTACAACTATTGGGTAAGCCAAGAAGCCGAGATGCTGGCCTTGGCGCCAAAGGCCCCGTTCATTGGCTATGGTGGGCAGTTTGAAGGCTACGAGACTCAGTGGAAGACCGCCAACACCACCAACTGGCCCTACCTTGAGGTCAACCCAGATGTGACTGATGGTGCTGGTGCTACCCTGCCACTGCCCCAACGTGCCCAACCCCCGATGGCCTCAACTGGCCTTTTGCAAGCCAAATCAGGGGCATCTGAGGACATCAAAGCGGCCACAGGGCAGTACAACGCTAGTCTGGGCATGGGCGGTAACGAGCGCAGCGGCAAGGCCATCCTAGCCCGTCAGCGTGAGGGTGACGTTGGTACTTACCACTATGTAGACAACCTAGCCCGTGCCATTCGCTATGTGACCCGGCAACTGCTGGACATGATTCCCAAAATCTACGACACCCAACGTATTGCGCGAATCATTGGCGAGGATGGCGATACCGAGATGGCGAAGATTGACCCGTCCCAAGAGATGCCGGTCAAGCGAATCGTCAATCAAGAAGGCATTGAGATTGACAAAATCTACAACCCCAATGTCGGCAAGTACGATGTGGTGGTAACGACCGGCCCAAGCTACAGCACCAGACGCCAAGAAACACGGGAAGAAATGGCCCAACTGCTGCAAGGCAACCCTGCGCTCATGCAGATTGCAGGCGACTTGTTTGTCAAGGCAATGGATTGGCCTGGGGCGGATGAGTTGGCTAAACGCTTGGCTAAGACCATTGACCCTAAACTCTTGAGCGACGATGAAGACCCAGCCCTGCAAGCCGCCAATATGCAAATGCAGGCAATGGGGCAGGAAATGCAGCAGATGCAAGAAATGCTGCAAAACGTCCAAGAGTCAATGGAAGCGCAGACTTTGGAGATCAAGCGGTTTGACTCTGAGGTCAAAGCCTACGATGTAGAAACCAAACGCATGACCGCAATGGCTGCTGCCA